AACTTGGATATAACGATCTATCAAAGCAGACCAGAAGTTTCCGCACCTTACATGGAAAAATTGGCTGTCAACGGAGAGTTGCAAGAGTCAACGGAAGAATAGTTATAGCACCCACAATGTATGGGTGCTATTTTTAATGGGTAAAAGGAGCAGAATATGGCGATTGGCTTACCAAATATTGATATCGTATTCTTGCAAAAGGCGGTATCTGCCGTGCTACGTTCCGAACGTGGTACTGCATTAGTTATCGTTAAAGACGATAAACAAACTACTATTGGTTATGATGTATTCAAATTTGAAGCAGACATTACCGATAAAAAATACAATGCCGATACAATTAAATTGTTGAAGCGTTGCTTCTATGTGAACGTAAACAAAGTAGTAGTGTTACACGTTCCAACTAGAACAACTGCATTTGCAGACCTTAAACAAGTATTAGACCGCATTAAATACAACTGGGCTTGTACTACAGTAGCAGAGTGGCAAACAGATTTGGTATCTTATACAAAATCTCGTAATGTTATCTCTAAAGGTCGCAAAGTTAAATGTGTAGTTGCTAACGTAGCAGTTGCAGATGATAAACACGTAGTAAATATGAAAGGTAATTTTGTACATGAAGCTGATGCGGAAGCTGGCACTAATGTCAAAATGACTGATTACCTACCACGAATTACATCTATTTTGGCTAACTTACCAATGAACCGAAGCATTACATACTACGAATTGGAAGATTTAGACTATGTGGATAACTCTTATGTTACTGCAGAAAAAGATGTAAATAAGTGGACAGATGAGGGGTGGCTGCTCCTCATCAATGATGATGAAGATAATGTAGTGCGTGTGGGCCGTGGTGTTAATACATTAACTACATTCACATCTACTGATACAGAAGATATGCGTAAAATCATCATTGTTGAAAGTATGGACTTAATTCAAGAGGACTTGTATTCCACGTTTAAAAAGTACTACGTGGGCAAGTATAAAAACCACTTGGATAACCAATACTTATTTATCTCTTCTGTAAACGCATATTTCAAATCTTTAACTAAAGTTGTTAATGGTGAAATTCTAGACCCAGAATATGATAATCATGCGTTCGTTGATGTAGAAAACCAAAGACAAGCATGGTTATCTGTAGGCAAAACAGAAGCAGAAGATTGGGATGAAGCGAAAGTTAAAGAAATGTCCTTCAAATCTACTGTATTTATTGCTGCTAAAGTTAAAATCTTGGATGCTATGGAAGATTTGTCCTTCCAAATTACTATGGAATAAGGGGGTAAAGTATGGCAAGTAAAGACATTCATAATCAAATCTTACGTGGCCAATTTGGTAAGGTATGGATTGATGGCGAATTATATGCAAATGTTAAATCTTTTGAAGCTAAAATCTCCCTTAAATATGAAGCGGTAGACATTAACGGCGAAATGGGTGTACATCAACGCTTAGTAGGTTTTGAAGGTGCTGGTACATTAGTACTCCACAAAATCGATAGCCGTGTAGCACAAAAGATTGCAGGTAAAATTAAAAATGGTAGTGTACCAGATATTAAAATTGTATCTAAATTAACAGACCCAGATGTAAATGGTGCTGAACGTATTGAATTAACTGGTGTTACTTTGGATGAATTAACACATGGCTTTGAAAACAAAAAGGTACAAGAAGAAAGCTATCCTTTCAAATTTGCTGATTACAACTACTTAGACTTAATTCTTTAATATGTGGGCGGTGCTTATGCATCGCCTTTCCTTTTTAATGTGAGGTGGATAATATATGGCTAAATTACAACTTGAAGATTTGCTTAACCGCAATATGCAAGAGGGTTTTCAATCTAAAGATGTATATGTAAAAGGCTTAGGCGGTGAGTTAACTGTAATTCATCAACCATTACCAACTGTGTTACGCATTATGGATGAAATCAAACAGGATGCAACACTATCAACTGTAATGGATGCAATGGTACAACTCATCTATGCTTGCGTTCCTTTGTTTAAAAATAAAGAATTACAAGCAAAATATGAATGTGCTGAACCTACAGATGTAGTGTATAAAGTGCTAAACGATAGCGTGGAAGATATTACTGCATTGGGTGAAGCTATCTTGGGTATGTATGGTATTGCAAATCCTGTTGAAGATGTAAAAAAGCAATAAGGGCGGACAGGGAACTGACAATGTTCCGCTATTATATGCAAAAAGGCCATACATTATCCTCGTTACTTGCATTAGATCCATTAGAGCGCACGTTCTATTGTGCGTGCTTCGAACTGGATATGGAAGATTTAGAAAGGGGCAATAATGGCTAAAAGTATTAACGTATTACTTAGTCTTAAAGACAAATTTACTGCACCTATGAAAAAGGCTGGGGATAGTGCGAAAGACACAGAACGCAAGATGGTCGCCATGAAGAATAAGTTAAGTAATTTTGGTAACGGAATTAATAACAAATTCTTAGGTATTGCTGGAAGCATTAGTAAAGTAGGCTTAGCAATGTCAGGCTTGGGTGCGTTTGCTAGTGTTGGTGCTATTGTTGACTATGGTAAGAAAGCACTTGATGTAGCAAAAAGTGCGGAACTATCTCAAACATTATTGCGTAATAGCTTGGCCAATAACAATTCCTTGTATGATAAATCGGCACAGTCGCTAGATGCTGCACAAAAGCAGTTGAACGAGTATGCATCTAAATGGGGCCAAGTAGGGGTTATCTCTGCTGGTACTATTCGTGCTGGTTATCAAGAGTTAAATAAATGGAATGTTCCTGTTGATAAGGTGGACGGATTATCTGAAGCCTTAACTAATTTAGTGGCTGGTAAATTTGGTATTAATGCTACGGCAGAAGATGCACAGTTGGCTTCACAAGCAATCGGCAGAGCGTTCAATGGTGATGTAGCTGGCTTGACTAAGATGAAGATACCTTTAACTGAAGCACAAAAGCTAATCATTAAAAATGGTACTGAAGCAGAACGCTTGGCTACTATCAATGAAATCGTTAATGGTACATTCTCTAAACAGAATGAAATACTAGCTAATACACCAGATGGACAACTAAAACGGATGAAGAACCAACAGGCAGCACTAATGGCTACGATTGGTAAGGGTCTATTGCCTATGCAAAAAGCCTTTATTGACATGGTAAGCACTATCATGCCTGTGGTAGCACCTGTAATACAAGACATATTTGGACTGTTTAGCGGTGCATTTACATGGATAGCACAGGTTATCACAGAAAACAAAGAAACAATTAAAACAAATCTAACAGAAGGTATGAACGTAGTTAAAAGCGTTCTATCCACTTTAGGTAGTGTTATTAAGTGGTGTGTTGATAATCTTGGGTTCTTAGTGCCTGTTCTTAAAGTAGTTGTAGCTGGGTTTGTTGCTTTTAATGTAATATCTAGCATCTTACCTATATTGTTATCTATATTCAGTGGCTTTATGACTGTAGTTAAAGTTGTAAGAGTATTGAATATGCTAATGATTGCCAATCCTATGGTGTTTGCATTGTATGCCGTGATTGCTGCTATTGCGTTATTGATCTATAACTGGGATACAGTAAAAGAGGTGGCAATAGGTGTATGGGATGCTATTTCAAGCTATGCTAGTGAATTATGGGATAGCTTAGTAAGTGGATGTACTGAATTTGTAAATGGTGTTATAGAGGTTGTTACACCTATTTATAACCGCTTTATGGAAATCATGAGTCCTATACTTGATGGTGTTATACAAATCTTCAATGGTATTATTGATTTTCTTGTTGGTGTATTTACTGGTAACTGGGATATGGCCTTTAGTGGGTTAGTCCAAATCTTTAATGGCTACTTTGGAATTATCAAATCTATTGCACAGGATGTACTTGGATGGGTTCAAGATAAATTGCAATGGGCTGGTGATAAAATCGATGCTATCAAAGAGGGTGGAGCATGGCTATATAACAATACTATAGGCCGTGTAACTGGTGAACATAATGCAACTGGTACTGAATACTGGAAAGGTGGAGCGACATATGTCAACGAAAATCAACGTGGCGAAATTATCAATCTACCGAATGGATCACAAGTAATTCCACACGATGAAAGCATGAAGCAATTAGCAAGTGGCCGTGGTAATGTAACAGTCAATGTAACTGTACAAGGTAATGTGATTGGTAATGAAGACTTCATGGATGCGTGTGGTAGACACGTTACAGATAAAGTAATGTTAGCTATGGGCAATATGTAGGGGGTGTGAAATGAGCTTTCAAGACAACGCTAAAAGCGTAATGAAACAACGCTTAATGACGAAACAAGCGGACTTGCAAAAGTTAGCAGTAACACGTGCTACTAAGTTTGCAGATAAGATTTCACATGGTTTAGTCGGTAAGATTTTAGATTATGCCGAACGAAAACCAACTACAGATATTGTATTTCACTCTGAATTAACGGATGAATACATTACATTACCTGTAGTACCTAACCCTTTACCTACGATTAGTGAACCGCAAGCTAATGAAACCTTTAATGGTCTTAGAGGTGATATTAAACTTATAGGGCCTTTAGGGTTACGAACACTAAGCCTAGACAATATCCTATTACCTGTGAATAAGGATTACTCTTTTATTCGTGGTAATGGTACAGACGGCTTGCAATGTTTACAATTCTTTCAAGCACAACGGCAGATGAAAGCTGTGATGCGGATATGCATTATTCAGTCTGATGGCAACGAAATCCTTAATATGCCATGTGTCATTAATGATCTATCATACACATATGACAAAATTGGCGATATTAAAGCCACAATAGGTATTGAAGAGTATGTATATACTAATACATCAACTACTGCTCAATCTTCGACTGGTGGCGAAAATAAGGCTACGGATACAAAGACTACTGATAGTAAGGCGGTTAAGAAATGAAGTTACAGTATACGAACACAACCAAAGGAAAAGATGGTAAAGACGTTACTGAAACACGTGAAATTACCGCCTATACAAATAACTATCAAAGGTCAGATGGTATTGATACGTTAGGTCAAGAATTTACATTTGATTTAGCAGATAACCCTTTTGATTTTAACCTTATGGGTACACGGCTTGCTATTGGCGGTAAGGTAGAATTTAGCAACCAATTAAGCAACAACAATAAGAGCGCTACAACGCAGCTTAACGAAGAACAACAAGAGCAAGTAGTATTTCAAGGTATTGTAGTAGCGGAAAAACAAAGCGGTGCTAACAAATATAGTTATACTTGCTTTGATTACTGCTTCTATCTCAACAAATCAGAGATAGAAATTCAATTCAATGGTGTTAGTGGCCTTGAAGCTATCAAGAAAGTGTGTAGTGAGAATAGCGTTCCACTTGGTAATGTGGCTGATATTAAGACTAGTATCAAAAAGATATATCAAGGTGAAACAGTATCTGATGTTATCAAGGATATTATCAAGCAAGCCACGGAAGAAACTGGCTATAAATACCGCTTAGAATACAGAGATGGCAAGATACACGTTGAGGATTACAAGGATTTAGTGCTTGATAAGGTTATCACTCAACCTATTAACAATTACTCAAGAGATTTAAGCATGGAAGATATGCGTAATAGCATTGTAGCTATATCTCAAAAGGAAAAGAGTACATCTGTTAAGTCTACTATTCAAGATGACGAAAGCATCAAGAAATATGGCTTAATTAAGAAGATAGTAAAGGTTGATAACAAGAAACAAGCACAGACTGCACAAATTGCTAAAAAGACCATTCAAGATACCAATAAGGTAGCTGAAAAATTAAACCTAACATTATTAGGTGATGATACAGTAAGGAGTGGCCGCATTATTATAATTGATGATTACACAGTAGACATACACGATAAATTCATAGTAGAAAACTGCAAGCATAATTATGGAGTTAATCATACTATGACATTAGATCTAAAACGTGTAACGAAAGAACTTGATACAAGCAAGTACGCAACTAGCACTACTACAACTGTTACACCTAATGCTACGAATAGTACCGCTAATGCAACACAAGTTGATGCTGGTATGAACGCACTCAACGGATATCAAAGCGTATATCGTGATAATGGGTGCGTAGATGTGGCGGTTAAGGCTGGTTCATATTACAGTCCGTTTTTAAAGCAACAAGCGGATATAGGCACGGCTAATGTAGATACATTAGTTAATAACGCACAAAGTGCTGGATATAAGGTGGAAGCCTTTGATGGCTACGCTAAAAAAGGTGATATCTTAGTCTATGGTAATAATCAACACGTTATTATCTCTGATGGTGCTGGCGGTGGTTTTGGCAATAGTAGTAGCGAAGGACACGCTAAATTCTATTCAGATGCCAATAACGCATGGCACACAAACGAAGCACCTAGTAAAGTAATTAGAATGTCATAAGGGGGTACATATGGAAGAATGGCACAGTCAGATGGCTTCTATGTTCAAAGATAGAACTAACCCTATACGAATAGGTGCTTGCCTTGGTGAGGTTATTAGTACTTCACCATGGAAGGTAGCTATCAAAGATGGGAAGTTTATGATAGATGCATCTAATGGTTATGTATGCTTTCAGTTGATTCACCATATCACCACATACTCTTATCGACATAGTGGCAAAATGACACACAAAGGGTGTCCAGCTGGGCCACAATCTGATTATGAAGCACAGGGTGATGGCAAGATAGTGCTTGATGAATTATGGAAAGCTGGCGATAAAGTGCTTGTTATACCAGATGAAAACGAGCAACATTTCTTTATCGTCGATATTGTGAAAGAGGGGGTATGATGTTCCCAAAGGACTACAATTTCACAAACTCTATCCAATCTACTAAAACTGCTACAAACGCACAACATAAAGTGGGGCGGTCATTTAAATTCGACTATAAAACACATCGCTTTGTATTTGAAGATGGTCGCAATGTAGAAGATACGCAGATTGAAGCAATTAAACAATGGATTGAGTTATTTATTCGTACTGAAATGAAGAAATACTTAATCTATAGTGATAGCTTTGGGTTAGATCTAACTAAGCTATTAGGGTACAGATTGCCACGTGCATATAAAGTATCTGAAATAAAAAGAAGAATAACCGAAGGTATCATGAACAAAGTACCATGTGTTGTAGTTGTCAAAGATTGGCAATTCAATGCTGGTATTTTTTATTTCACAGTAGTTACTAATACAGGGGAAGAGGTGAAGATAGAACATGAATTCGAATTATAGTGTTGATAGCATCCATAATACGATGCTTGAAAACATTGATGATGCGTATCAGAAAACAGAAGGCTTTCCAACGTATGACATAACAAGAGGTGAAGCATTTGCTTTACTTGAACTGTGGAAGAAGGCGGAAGAAATTGAACGCAAACAAAACGTGGATAACTTAACAGGTGATGAACTAACAAGGGTAGTATTCCAACGCAAAGGAACACAACGAAAGTTAGCAACTAAGGCAGTATGTAACCTACGTATTGTAGATGGTAACGGAACTATTCATGAGGGTGATTTATTCGAAAGTGAAAGCGGTATTCAATACGAGTCGCTAGAAAATAAGGATGTAGTAGATAACTCTATCATCAAAATCAGATGCACTAAAGCTGGTGTAGTTGGTAATGTTCCTAAAGGTACAATAACGCAGATGCCTATTACTATTGCTGGTATCAATGCAGTTATTAACGATGATGCTGCAAAAGGTGGCGAAAATGAGGAAGCAGACGATGATTTGCGTGAACGCTACTATGAAGAGTTAAGAGAGCCAGCTACGAGTGGCAATGATTACCACTATAAGCAATGGGCTAAAGAAGTAGAAGGTGTAGGCGAAGCTAATGTAATAGGGTTATGGAATGGTAACAATACTGTTAAAGTTATCATAATTAACTCTGACAGAAAGGCTGCTAGTACAGATTTAGTTAAGCGTGTACAAGATTACATAGACCCAGAGAGCAAAGGTATTGGTGAAGGTCAAGCACCAATTGGTGCACATTGTACTGTAGTTAGTGCTACAGAAGTGCCAATCAATATTGATGCTAGAGGTGTACAACACACTACAACGGCTACTAAATCCACTATTACAAATGACATTACTGAAGCGGTAACCGCTTACCTAAAGAAGATAGCCTTTAAACAAAACTATGTATCAGTCGCACAGATTAGTAACATTATCATTGATAATGCTGGTGTTACTGATTATGAAAGCGTAACTGTAAATGGGCAGACAACTAAAATTAATCTAACCAATGAACAAGTTGCCGTATTAGGTACAGTTAGCGTGGCTTTAAATGACTAATACTGATTTTAAAGAATACGCACTAAGAGCCATTAATAAGATGTATCGTAATGATCCATGGGTTAGAGAATTATATCAAGCTGCAGGATTGCAGTTACAAGATATAGATGAACTACTAGATGTACTGTTAGATAATGGCTTCTTTGATGCGGTAGGTGAACGTGGCTTAAAGGTTTACGAAAAAGATTTAGGTATCAAAGGTGATGGCTCAATCGAACAACGTAGAGCCATAGTGCAAATGTTATGGAATAATAACGGAAAGTGTACGCTAGATAGAATTAGGGCAATCGTTAAAACATTCGTTCTTGATGATGTAGATGTTCAGTTTGAAGATGGTGTATTGAAGTTAGAGTTTAACAACTCATCCTTTGTATATGCTATACCACAAATTAGAAGCAACTTGACTGTAGTTAAACCTTCACATATTGGGTTAAGTATTAATGATGTACATAGCGTTGATACTGAATTATATGCTGGTAGCATTGTTACTACGTTTGAAACAACAACTATTAATCCTATGGTTGGATTTAACTCAACGCTAGAAGATGCATCTATAGTGGCTGGTGTGTATATCACTAAAGCTAATGTAATTAATCGTATTAATTGTTAAGGGGGTAAATAATGCCTAGTCAATATCCACAGAACGTGGTTACTAAAAATGGTTTGGCAATGATTGCTGAAAGCGTGGCTACACGTAAGAATTTAATTTTCACACGTGTAGTAGTAGGTGATGGAGATGCTACAGGTCGTAACTTTAATGATATGACTTCTGTAATTTCTCCTAAAATGGAATTGCCAGTAACAAGTGGTGTAAATGAGGGGAACGGCCAATACTTAATTACGGCTACACTATCAAACAACACTTTAAATGTAGGCTTCTTCCCACGTGAGGTTGGTCTATATGCAAAGGTTGATGGCAAAACAGAAATGTTATATAGCTATACAAACGGCGGAAACAATGTAGGGTATGTTCCAGATAAGACTACACCAATTGATAGTGAGATTTATAAGATTAGAACAGTAATTGGTAATGCTAAAAACATTACTATTAATATGTCAGATAGTACATTTGTTACTAAAGGCGAACTGGATAGATATGTTTCAATTACATCTGGTGGCTATTTCAAAGATGCAAACAAAACTAATACTGGGTTATCATTCATTAAAGGTGATAATACATCTAAAGTGATTGATTTTATCACCTCTAATTACAATGATAGTGATACTAATAAAGTGCTTAATTTATCAACGCTAAAAAGTCTATTAGGGCAAGGTGCTATTGTAGCATCTAAACTTAATGCTAATGCAGGATATGTTAAATTTGCAAACGGATTTACTATCCAGTGGGGGTTTGGTGGACAAGATAATGTTGTAAAATCGGAAGTCATATTCCCTATTAGATTTACTACGATGTTTATGGCTAATGCTATTGATGCATACTGGTCTGGTTCTGATACACCTAGATACTTTGCAAATTCTGCTGGTGAAAGCAACAATACAAAAGCAGTATTTGTAGCAAGCGATAGATATGCAGCATCGTATTACTGGTTTGCATTAGGCATGGCATAAGGGAAGGGGAAAACACATGAATCAATATGTATTTGTATTAAATGAACAAGGTGAACGTATTACATCTTTTGTTGATAATTTGATTAGCAAAGATGAATTACTAGATCATGCTAAAAAAGAATGGCCAGATGCAGCTGATTATATTTATTCCGCAGACGGCGATAGTATGCTAGATGAATTTATGGCTGGCAAGCTTTATGTAAATGGTGAGTTTGTAATTCCACAACCAAAAGAACCAACTAAGGCTGAACAAATTGCAGAAATTAAAAATTACTATGATAAACGATTTGATGCACTTGATAAAGCCGTATTGCGTAGACGATTAGCTAATGCAGATATTAGTGATTTGCAAGCACAATATAAGACTTTACAAGCTGAAATGGTTGCTAAAATTAAGGCGGTGAAATAATGGAAGAAATCAAAAGCAATGTACCTGTAATGCGTTTTTGTGAATATTGTTGGGCCACTTTAAATGAAAATGGCACTTGCCCTACAGAGGGTTGTATTCATAATGATCTAATGGATTTGGAAGAGGATGATGCGGATGTTACCAGTCCAACACAACTTTAATGTTATTAAAGGAGAAGCAATCACTCTAAATGTTGGATATACAAATGCAGTAGATAGTGAAAGCCTATTTGCGTGCGTTAGAAAATATCCAACTGATGAGGAGTACAAGGCAAAGTTTGATGTAGCAGTATCACAAGAGGGGTTAGAAGGTGATGAGTTAAGTAAAATCATCTTATCATTGGATACCAACACATTGGACTATGGCAAGTACTATTGGGATTTATTCCTATGGAGTGGTGAAAAGCCTATAAAATGTCTGATAAAAGGTGAAATCACAATAGCTGAAGGCATCAGCAATAGGGGGAAATAATATGAGTGATGAAAATATTCATATAAAGTCTAATGATGATGATAAAATCATTGTCAAAGATA